CCGTGAAGGCGGCGGCACCGATGAACGCAAGGTTGCACAGCGCAACGGCATTGTGGCTCTGGTTCATGGACCGCTGCGTGGTCACCCTGTTGACACAGGCAACACGGACGCGGACGGTCTGCCCATCTATGAGTTGGGTCCGGTGCTTGCAAGCGCCAAGAATCACGGCTTTCATGTGGACGTATACCCGACGGACGAACTTGTGCAGGTCACAGGGACGCAGGAAGTGGATGGAGAGTTACAGCCCGTCTACGGCGGCGACTTTCTGGACGACGTTGCAGACTACATCGTAACCCCAGAGAGCCCCGTTGGGGCCGTCTTGGCGGGGCGGGGATAAACAGACCAAGTTTCGTTTAGAAACAATGACTTAGCCGAGGTTTAAGCTATGGCAACGACCAATCCGGGAGGCCGGAAGTCGGACAAGCCGATGCGTGACGCTTTAATGCTCGCGCTCACCGAGAAATTAGGCCCTGATGACGACCGCCGCAAGCTGCGTGTCGTGGCAGACAAAGCTGTTGAGATGGCTTTAGAGGGCGACCGCGAGATGATTAAGCTGATCTTCGACCGGACGGACGGCAAGGCTGTTCAGCCCATCGTTGGCGACGACGACCACGCGCCCCTGACCATCAGCGAAGTTCGTTTCGTCGTTGTAGACAATGCCGCAGACGTTACAGCTTCCGACGCCTAGGGTATTTGTTCCCCTCTTGTCTCCGGCGCGCTGGAAAGGCGCATACGGTGGACGAGGGTCGGGCAAGTCGCATTTCTTCGCGGAGCAGGTTGTAGCCAAGCACATTGGTCAACCCGGTGCGCGTGGGGTTTGCATTCGTGAAGTACAGAAGACCTTGCGGGAATCGGCCAAGCGTCTGATTGAGGACAAGATACAAAGCCTTGGCGTTGGCTCGATGTTTGACGTGCAGCGGGAGCAGATCAACACCCCTGGCGGCGGGACGATCATTTTTCAGGGCATGCAGGATCACACGGCGGAAAGCATCAAGTCTCTTGAGGGCTTTGATTATGCGTGGGTGGAAGAAGCCCAGACGCTTTCTGACAGGTCGTTGGAGTTGTTGAGGCCGACGATCCGCAAGGAAGGGTCGGAACTCTGGTTCTCATGGAACCCACGGACAAAGCGCGATCCGGTTGACGCATTGCTACGCGGCGGGAAGCTGCCATCAAGTGCGGCGGTGGTTCGTGCCAACTACGCAGACAACCCGTTCTTCCCCAAGGTTCTGGACGAAGAACGGCAATTCGACAAAGACAACATCCCAGAGCGATACGGGCACATCTGGCTTGGCGAATACGAGCCTGTAGGTCTGGGCGCATACTACGCCAATGAGATCATCGCGGCGCGTGAACAAAAGCGCATCACGAATGTTCCGTACCAATCAAACTTCACGGTGGATACGTGGTGGGACATCGGTGTTTCCGATGACACCTCAATATGGCTCGTGCAGTACGCGGGTAAGGAAATTCACCTCGTGGACTTCATCACCGACCACGGTGAGGCCCCGGCCTATTATGTGGACGAGATACGCAAGCGAGTGAGGCAAAACGGGTGTTCGATGGGTGAGGCGATCTTGCCCCACGACGCCTACGCACGACAGTCAGCGACGGGTTCCAGCTACGCCGACGTTCTCCATACGCTGGGCGTTGATACGCGCCGCGCACCGAATGAATTGGTTATGACGGGCATCAACGCGGCCCGCCAGATATTCGGTCGGTGCTGGTTTGACGAGGGACGGTGCGAACTCGGCCTGGAGGCGCTGGGCAACTACCGCAAGGAATGGGATGACGACAAGCGGACGTGGAAGGGCAAGCCCCTGCACGATTGGGCGTCTCACCCTGCCGATGCGTTCCGTTATGGCGCGATTACCAAGACCGCACCACGCAACAAGACGCAGCCTAAAAACCTTTCACCGAAGATCGCGATTGTCTGATGATCGCAACCGACGTGTTTATGACGCTAAACCGCTCCTTCATGGAGGGTCTGGACGGCGGGGAGTACGACCCAGAGGCGGACGAGATCAACCGTGCCATCCAAGCGTTTGCAGGCATGTGTTACCCCGATGGAGGTGGCGAGCGTGGCTTGCCCGATCTGCCGCCATTCGCTGCAACAAAGAAGGTACGCAGCGCCCCCGTTGTGACGAAGGAAGTGCCCATTCCCCCCAAGCCGCGCATCAAGCCGGAATGGTTAAGCGTGACCGAACGTGTTGACCCGGGGGAAGAGCAGCATCTCCACGCGGGCCGTGACTTCGCCGTGTGGTGGCCTGCCAAGCCGTATCACACCAAGAAGATGCGCGTATCCCGCACAGAATGGCGCTCTGTTCCGGGGATTGACGGGTCCACCTTGGTTATCTGGACGGATGAGTGGGCGAACTATTTTAACCCGGCGATATGCTGGCGGTGGGACAATTTCACAGACCATTTTTACGTGAGTTAAGGAACGAAGATGCCGCGACAGAAGACAGCGCCCGATTCCAGCCCTGAAGTCCGCGCCCTCGCGTTGACGCAGGCCGTCAAGATCATGGGCGAAGCTGCGAAACAGCACGGCCCCCACGAGGCCCCGACCCTGACCCTGGCGATTGCCAAACAGTTTGAGGATTACCTGAAATGAGCGACCGCACCATGAGCCGTTTCCCCGAAGCCGTTCTGACCAAGCGAATGCAGGGCATTGAGAACCGCCTGACCCGGCGCATCCAGGAGCTGGAAGATCGCCTTGCGCGGATCGAGGGCAAGAGGAACGCCGCGTAATGGAAGGCCCTAAGCCCCTCGATGCGGAGACGCTGCAAAGCATCGTCCGTGCGCAGATTAACGCCGCTGTAGGCTCGCGCATTGGTGATGACGGTGCGGGCGACTTCACCGCCGACCGCGAAGAGGCCATGAAGTATTACTTCGGCGAGCCTCTTGGCAACGAGGTGGACGGGCGCTCGCAGATTGTGTCGCGGGACGTTCACGACACGATTGAGTGGATGCTGCCCTCCATCATCGAGGTTTTCACGTCCAGCGACGACGCTGTGCGCTATGAACCTTACGGCCCAGAAGATGAGGCATACGCGGAGCAGGCGACGGATTACGCAAATTACGTATTCCACAAGGAGAACGACGGCTTCCAAATCCTTTACGATATGGTGAAGGACGCCCTGATGCTGCGCCAGGGTATTGCGAAGGTCTGGTGGGACGAACGGGAAGAGCAGAAGCGCGAGGATTACACCGGGCTGACCGACGTTGAGTTGGCGAAGCTGGAGCAGGACGACGAACTTGACATCGAGGAAATCGTTGAAATTTCGGACATGCAGATTGACCCCATGTCGGGCATGGAACTCCCCATGGAGCTGTATGATGTTCGTGCGGTCAGGACCACGGTTGAGGGTCGTGTCCGCGTTGAGTCCGTCCCGCCCGAAGAATTTCTGTTCTCCCGTCGTGCGGTGAGGCTGGACGACGAACGGGGCAATATGCTGATTCCGTTCGTTTGTCACCGAGTGAAAAAAACAATCTCCGATCTCGTGGCCGAGGGCTTTGCCTGGGATGACGTGAAGGACATTCCCTCGAGTTACGAGGGTGAATATAACGAAGAGCGCACGACGCGCCACGGCGACGATGACATTGTTGAGAACAGCGCCCGCGATCCGTCCATGCGCGAGGTCTGGATACATGAGTGTTACCTGCGGGTGGACTACGACGGAGACGGCATTGCCGAGGTCCGCAAGGTCACCGTTGGTGGCACGGGCCACCGCATCCTGGAGAACGTGGAGGTTGCCGAACAGCCGTTCGTGACCATCACCCCCGTTCCCACACCTCATGCGCTTGTGGGCCAGTCTGTTACGGATCAGGTCAAGGACGTTCAGAAGCTGAAGACGACCATCTGGCGTCAGTTGCTGGACAACATTTACAACGTCAACAACAGCCGTGCGGCGGTGAACGAGCGGGTTGACCTCGACACCCTGCTGAGTAACGCCATTGGCGGCGCGATCCGCATTGAAGGCCGTGATTCGGTCGGTGACGCGATCCAGTTCCAGCAGACGCCTTCCATCGCGGGGCATATCTTCCCGATGTTGGAGTATGCCGATCAGGTCAAGGAGAGCCGTGCGGGTGTGTCTAGGCTGAATCAAGGCCTCGATCCTGATGCGCTCTCGGACACGGCTGCGGGAATGAACATGCTGATGACCGCATCGCAGCGCCGTCAGCTTCTTATCGCTCGCATCTTTGCCAACACGGGCATCCGCGACCTGTTCAAGAAGATTCTGCGCCTGACTGTGGCCCATCAGGAGCGTGAGAAGATCATCCGCCTGCGCGGTCAGTTCGTGACCATCGAGCCGTCGCGCTGGAACCCACACATGGACGTTACGGTGTCCGTTGGCCTGGGGTATGGATCGAAGGAACAGCAGCTTGTCGCCCGCCGTCAGATTCTCGACATTCAGGGCCAGATCGTGCAAATGCAGGGCGGCTTTGGTCCGCTTGTGAATGAGGCCCATGCGTCTCATGCGCTGTTGAAGTTCGTTGAAGCAACGGGCGAGCAGCAGCCGGAAGCGTATTTCGGCGAGATTTCGACCGACGAGGCATCGCAGCCCAAGCCCCCGCCGCCGCCTGACCCCGAACAGGTCAAGGCGCAGATGGAGGGCCAGAAGATGCAGATGCAGGCCCAGATGGACCAGCAGAAAGCGCAATCTGACATCCAGATGAAGCAAGCCGACATGCAAATGAAGGCCCAGTCGGACCAGCGCAAGGCCGAAATGGAACTTCAGAAGCTACAAGCGCAGTTGCTCTTGGAGCGCGAGAAGCACCAGGCACAGATGCAGATGGAGCGTGAGAAACACGCCCTTGACATGGAATTGAAGCGTCAGGAGGCCGAGTTCAACGCACGTCTGCGGGCGTCCGAGGCACAGCAGAAGGCCGCATTGGCCCAACGGAGTGTTGGGCCGAGGGTCGTTCTGGAACGCAATGACATTGGCGATATTGTCGGCGGTGCGGCGAAAGATGATGACTGACCAGCTCAAAATTAGTGCGTCCATTGATGTGGCAAGGGAATCAGTTGACAAGGCGCTGGGCTATCTTCAGGACAACGATCTGCCTTCGGCCATCAGGGAAACGCGCTGGTCAAAGGTATGCCTGCGGTGCGCCTCATGGCGATTGAGCAAAGCCATGGAGGATGAGGATTGAGGAAGTCATTGAGATAGAGGAAACGCCGGGCTGGTTCGTTTACACCCCGGAAAGGCCAACCAAGGCCGAAGCGCCTATCTCCCGCCGTCAGACGGACGATGCGGCGCTCTTTTTCATTCTGGCAAATCTGTGAGGCAATCATGAAGCCCAAAGCAAGCAAAAGCCCGCCGACCTCGTATGGCAGCGGCTCCAACGTCGTTGGCTCCCGTCTGAACAAGGGCAGCGACATGGCTTATCGCGGCAAGCGCGGTAAGTAATCATGGACGATGTGGAACTGCGCAAGCAGGAAAACCGAGGCCAGAAGGCCAAGGCGCTGCTTGAGAATCCACTACTGAAAGAAGCGTTCGACAAGGTTGACTCGCTGCTTGTCGAAATCTGGCGCGATGCGAAAGACCCGAACATTCGGGAGGACGCGCACCGAGCCGTTAGCCTGCTTCCCAAAATCAAAGCCGCCATTGAGACGCACGTTCACGCTGGCGACCTTGCAAAAAAGAAGCTGGAACAGCTTGTCAGGCCCAAACGCGGGCCATTCTAACGCCGCCAAGCCAAGAGCAGCGGTATTCGCTATTCCCGAAAACGGCGCATGAGTAGGGCGGGTAAGTCCGCACGAAAGACGCGCACGGTCAAAACCAATGGGAAGGGCTGGGGTCAGAATGTGGCACCCCTACGAATAGGTACGAAATGGCTGAAGAAGCCGTTACGACGGCCACGGCGGAAGCGCCAGCCGTCCCGATGCACAGAGAAGAGCGGCACTCTGTCGATTATGCTGCTCAACGGATCGCTCAAGGATTGATCGGAGCCACGGAGCCAACCGAAACCCCGAGCGACGAACCTGATGCGCCAAGCCATGAGGCAGCGGATGAGGTCAGCGCCGAGCCTATCGAGACCCATGAGGTTGAAGAGGCTCTGGCAACGTCTGATGAGGTAGTTACAGCCGAGGATGCGCCCGACGCTCCCCCGGAACTTCCCTCCACCATCGCGGAACTTGCACAAGCCTTTGAGGCCGAACCCGAGCGGTTCAACGACCTCAAGCTGACTGCAAAGGTCGATGGCGAAGAGGTTGAAGTCACCCTGGCGGAAGCGGTTGCGGGGTATCAGCGGTCTTCGGACTACACCCAGAAGACGCAGGCACTGTCACAGGAACGCGCTGAATTTCAGCAGGCCGTGACAGCCGCCGAAGCTGAATTGCAATCGCGTGTCGCAAACCTCGCGACCCTCACCAAAACCTTGCAAAGCCAGATCACGGGCAAAGAGCCTGACTGGAACAAGCTGCTTAACGAAAACCCGACCGCTTACGTCAAGACGAAGCATGAGTGGGACCAGAAACAGGCCGCACTACGGGCGTCACTCGCCCAGGTCGGTCAGCAACAGCAGCAGATGCAGCAACAGCAGTTGCAGCAGGTCCAGCAGCATCTTGAGGCCGAACGCCAGAGGATGGTCACGACATATCCCGAGTTAGCGGACCCGGAAGGGACCGTTGCGAAGGAAATGCGCGCCTATCTGAAAAGCAAGGGCTTTACGGATCAGGACATTGGCAATCTTGCCGACTCTCGCATGATCGACGTTCTTGTGGACGCCGTGAAAGCGCAATCGGTATCGAGTGCCGCGCCCGAAAAGAAGCTGGTCAAGCCGAAGTCGCGCACTGTGCGGCCCGGCTCGCCCGGTCGTGGTGAGGATCAACAGGATCGGCTCACGGTTGCTCGTCGCAACCACCGCGCCAATCCCAAGAGTGACGATGCCGCCGCAGCGCGGATCGCACTGCTCATGCAAAGGAGTAGGTAGGCGCGGGCAAATTGGGATTTTAACCAATGGCCCATCCAGTATCCAATACCTTCACGGCGTTTGACGCCGTGGGCAACCGCGAAGACCTCGCGGACGCCATCTACGACATCTCGCCCATCGACACCCCGATCATGTCGAGCATCGCCCGCAACAGCGCTGCCGCGGTTCTGCATGAGTGGCAGACCGACGCTCTCGCGGCGGCTTCTTCGTCCAACGCCGTTGGTGAAGGCTTCGACGCCACCACCGACGCCGTAACCGCTACCACGCGGCTTTCCAACACCTGCCAGATCGCGGACAAGGTTGTTCGTATTTCCGGCACCCAGGAAGTCGTGAACAAGGCGGGTCGCTCGTCCGAAATGGCATACCAGCTCGCCAAGAAGGGCCGCGAACTCAAGCGCGACATGGAAGCCATCATCACCCGCAACGGTGCTGAAGCGGCAGGTGACGTTTCGACCGCTCGCCAGCTTGGCGCGATTCCCTCGTGGATCACGACCAACACCAGCAACGGCACGAGCGGCAGTGACGGTTCTCTGGGCAACACCGCCCGCACGGACGGAACGCAGCGCGCGTTCACTGAGAACCTGCTGAAAGGCGTTCTCCGTGACGTGTGGGATAACGGCGGCGATCCTGAGTGCATCTTTGTGGGTGCGTTCAACAAGCAGAAGTTCTCGGAGTTCACGGGCAATGCAACCCGTTTCAAGTCCGCCGAGGACTCGAAGCTGAGCGCTGCCATTGATCTCTATGATTCCGACTTCGGCGAACTTGAGGTCATCCCGAACCGCTTCATGCGGGCGCGGGACGCCCTTCTGGTGCAGAAGGACATGATGGCGCTTTCGTACCTCCGTCCCTTCGTCACGCATGACCTGGCAAAGACTGGCGACAGCGAGCGCAAGCAGCTTCTCGTCGAGTTCACGCTGGAAATGCGCAACGAAGCCGCACACGGCGCGGTTTGGGATTTGACGACCAGTTGATCACTTGCTAATGGCATGATGCTCCGGTATTGTTCTGCAATTTTGAACAGTATCGGAGCATTCCATGTCATCGTGTCGTGTGGTTGGCTGTTCTCGTCCGATTTGGGTCGAGTTAGCCGGGTTATGTTCTCGCCACTACAACAGACTGAGGAGAACGGGAACAGTGGAAGACGGGCCGCGCGCCCGCCTCCCGCTGGAAGAGCGGTTTTGGAAATACGTTGATGTTTGTGGTCCTGACGAGTGCTGGCCTTGGGTTGGCAAAACTCGCGTAAAGGGCTATGGGTCAATCGGCGTCGGCGGGAGAAAGGGACGCAGTATGCTTGCGCATCGGGTGTCTTACATTCTCGCCAACGGGGCTATCCCCGACAATCCAAACGAGTGGCATGGCACTGTTATCATGCACACTTGCGACAACCCCTCTTGTTGCAATCCTGCGCATCTGAAGGCTGGCACACAGTCGGACAATGTGCGGGACATGATCGCCAAGGGTCGGTGCGCAGGCGCATTCCCAAGGGGGTCGAAACACCCCAACTCAAAGCTAACAGAAGATGATGTTAGTAAGATTCTCACGTCTTCCCTTAGTGGCGCGGAAATGGCCCGACGACTCGGCGTGAATCGCGCAACAGTTAACCGCATTCGACGCGGCGATGGCTGGAGTCAAATACAGAAGGAACTGAAATAATGAAGCGTTATCTTCCCCTGTTGGCCGCTCTGGTGCTTGTTCCCAGCCTCGCTTTCGCGGGTTGGAACATTCGTCAGGACGGCACCGGCACGGCGGAATGGGTCAACGGCGACGGGGACACTGTTCCCGTTGGCCGCGACCTGACCGTTCTGCTGGAAAACGTCTCCACGGCGTCCACGACGTTCGTGGTTTCCCCGATTGCTGGCACACTGTCGCAGGTTGAGAGTGTTTTGTTTGGCGCGATTGCCACACACGACATTTCGCTGACTGTGAGTGTGGCATCCGCCGGGACCACGGCGTTCACGCCTTACGCAACGGACACGCTGGACATCTCGTTCTCCAACTCCGCTGCGGGTGACGTTGATACCCTGTCGCTTTCGGATCAGACCGTCGAAGAGGGTGGCGTTATCGCCATCACCACGTCGGGCTATTCGACCAACGACATTGATGCGACCCTTGTCATTCGCATCGAAGCACAGTGAGGTTTGGGGCGGTTGGGTCATCTCGACCGCCCTCTTCCTTTCTACTTTGATTTGGTGGCCGGGGCTGGTCGCTGGGCAACTTCCAAAATGGATGGTGCTTTACGCGTTCTGCCTTATGCTGCCGTTTCTCCGGTTTCAGTGGGACGCCGTTACGGCGGCGGTCCTGCTGTTTCTGGGCTGGTTATGCCTTTCCGTTCTGTGGTCTGAGGACCAGAGACAAAGCCTGCACCAGCTACACAAACTCCTGCCCCTGGCCGCGTGTTTCTTCGCCGGAAGGGTGTACGGGATGGCCCCGGTCATCCGCGTTGCAGGGGCTTGTGCGGCGGGTGTTATCGCATTTGACATCTTCCTTGGTTGGGACGGTTCTTTCGGGAACGAGAACTTCGCGACCGAATATGTTGTCCTTTTGTTGCCGCTTTTGTGGCTTGGAACGTCCAGTGAGCGCCTATGGGTCCGTGCGGCGCATTTAAGCGTGTTTGTAGCGTGTTTGGCCTATCTGCTGGCACTACCCAGCCGGATTGAGTTTATCGCGCTCTACGGCCTGTTTTTGTGGCTTCTGTGGCGTCATGCCCGTCATTTGATTGTCTTCGCCATCGCGGTTCCGGCAATCGTCCTGTTCGCCGTTCCTGAAGCGTGGGACGTGGTGGCGGGTTCGATGATGGCCCGCGTGGAGTTGTGGTGGAACACGGCTAACATGATCCTGGAGCATCCCGCCATTGGGCAGGGCTTCGGGGCGTTCAATTACCACTATCCGCGCTTCGGAATGGAGCATCTAGTGCTGTTCGACAGAACGGAGGTCCAGATTGCCCACCACGCGGGCGCGGCACACAACGACCCGTTGCAGCTTTGGGCTGAGACGGGGTTGATTGGTCTGGCTTTGGGAGGTCTTTGTCTGTGGCTGATATTCTCCCGCGCGGTCCCGTCAGTGATTTTGGTTCTGGGGCTGACAATGGGGTTGGTTGGTTTTCCTTGGCAGATGCCAGTTACAGGCGCATTGCTCGCCTATGCCTTGGGCTGCTCCTGTCCGTTGTCGTTGTGGCAAACGGATGGATGGGCGTTCAAGAATGGCGCGGGCATGTTTCCTTCGGGCAAGCCTACCTCCGTCTGAACGCGGCACCGATTGACGCCTTCGAGTTCACCGTCAAGGCGGTGCAGACTTATCAATGGGACTGGGAAATCCGGCAGCAAGTCTACCTGTCGCTGCGGAACCTGACCCTGCACCACGAAGTGGTAATGAACGAGGATTCCGAACGGTGGGCATGGGAAGTGTCGTATTCGGCGTCCCCGTGGTCGCCTTTGTTGCACGCAAGCAAGATTGAGGTTCCCGATGGGTAGCTACATCGACAAGGCGCTGATTGGAAACGACGGCGGCGTAAAGACCGTCTTCCACTTCGACCCTGACGATATGAAAACGCGCATCTCCTACCACGAGGACGTGAGCGACACGCTGGACGAAAACCACCTTCTGCGGGTTGACGGTCAGCGCGATATTGGCTTTGGCCGCAAGGTCGCTTCGATCCCGCCCACGGTCTACATGGAATGGTGTCGGCTTTCTGGCGTGAGGGTCCAGGACTTCATGCGCTGGAACCGCAAGGAGAAAGTCGCGTTCCTCAAGAAGTTCCTGAACGATCCTGATTGGTACAAGTTCAAGACCGTTGAGGGCCGGGTGTGAAGCTGGACCTCGTTCGCGTCAAGTGGATTGACAGCTGCTCGCAGCGCGGCGCGGGCACGTGGGTTGACTTTGATGACGTGATGGAGATGGAGCCTGTTGAGGTTGAATCCGTCGGGTTCCTCCTGCGCGATGAGAAGGACTTTATCGTGATTGCTTCGCATATCGCAGGAAGCCAAGTCGGCGGTGACTTGTGCGTTCCCCGTTCGTGCATCGTCAAAATGAAGTCGGTCAAATGATCCTGATTGTAGGCGGTCATCCCGACTATCAGGACAAAGTTCCCGACCACGACCAACGATGGGTCATGGCGAAGTCCCACGACCGGGACGCGACAATGGCGTTCGAGATGCACAAGCGGGATAATTGGCTTCCCCGCGTGGATCATATCAACGATTTTGACTGTCCCGTTGTCATGCAGGAACAGTATCCCGAGGTTCCGCGTTCTATCAGCTACCCGTTGACGGAAGTGACCGCGACCTTCGGGTGTTCGATGACCTGCACCATCACTTACATGGTCGCACTCGCGCTCATGCACGACCACGAAGTGGCGTTGTGGGGTGTTGGAGGGGACACGGAGTTGTACGGGTTCCAGACGCCGCAGATTGCGTTCCTGGCGGGGTTTGCCCGTGGTCAGGGGTTGAGTGTTACAGCCCACCCCGACAGCAAGTTGCACCGGATTCTAAACCCATGCGCACGCTATGGATATGATGGCTGCGGGGAGTTGTTTCGATGAGCATCACGAATTATGGAGAACTCAAGTCTGCGGTGGCGTCATGGCTTGAGCGCGATGACCTGACCTCGCGCATCCCCGAGTTTATCGCCATGGCGGAGGATAGGATCGGGCTTGACCTGCGCATCCGCCCGATGGAAACCAGCGTGGACGTGACAATCAGCGCGCAGACCGCATCGCTGCCCACGGGATTCCTTGGTGCGCGGCGCTTTGTTCTCGACAACGACGCGGCGCGGATTGAATACCTGTCCCCGCAGCAGTTCTGGAAACGCGGCATGGCCCGCGATACGGGCATCCCCAAAGCCTACACAATCGAGGGCGATAACCTCGTGTTCGCGCCGTATCCGTCAAGCGGATCGTACACGGGCAAACTGTACTATTGGCAGAAATTCACTGCGCTCTCCGGCGACGCCGATACAAACTGGTTATTCACGAACGCTCGCGGGATTCTGCTTTACGCATCCCTGCTTGAAGCGGCGATGTACCTGGAAGACGACGAAGCCGCCGCACGGTGGGGCAGGCTTTACGAAGACATCAAGGGCCGTGTCAACGTGTCTGATTCGCAAGACCGCTTCCCTGTTGGTGCAACCATGCGTTCTGAGGTGTCGGTGGTATGAAGCGGCGCAGTCTGAAAACAATCCCCTTCGGCGAGTGGCTTCCTGACATTCCCGACTTCGGCAATCCCGGATTGCGTGAGGCAACAAACGTCATCCCCGACCAATTCAGCTATCAGCCACACAAGGCGTTCTCTGCCATCTCCACGGTGGGACTAGATGCGCGGTGCCGTGGGTTCTCCGGTGCCGTTGGCGCGGGTCATCAAACGTATGCCTATGCGGGCGATGCGTCGAAACTCTACAGCCTCGTTGGAACTACGTGGAACGATGTGAGCAAGTCGGGCGGATACACTCTTGGCGACGATTCCGATTGGGAGTTTGCGCAATTCGGTGAGACGTTCGTTGCCACGAGCTACGACGACCCGGTGCAGTCCATCACGCCGGGTGGGGCTAACTTCGCGGACATGATTACCTCCACGAACAAGCCCAAGGCTCGCCACGTTGGCGTTGTCGGGCAGTTCCTTGTTCTGGGACACACAAACGACACGACCGATGGCGTGAAGCGCTCTAGGGTGTGGTGGTCTGCCATTCGGGACCAGACGGACTTCGACCCTGACGCTGATACACAGTGCGACTACGAAGATTTGAAGGAAGGCGGCGACGTTCAAAGGATCATCGGAGGCGTGGAATACGGACTGGTCTTCTGCGAGCGGGCGATTTACAGAATGACCTATGTCGGCCCCCCGCTGGTGTTTCGCTTTGATCCCATCGACCGCAAGCGCGGCACCCCGCTTCCTGGGTCTGTAACTTCGTTGGGTCGGCTTACCTACTACATTTCCGACGAGGGGTTCTATATCACGGACGGGGCGCAGTCCCACGCCATCGGCGAAAACAAGGTTGACGAGGAATTTTGGTTAAACCAGTTTGACATTTCCTTGCGGACGCGGGTTACGTCTGGCATCGACCCGTTGAACAAGACAATCGTTTGGTCCTTCCCCGGATCGGGAAACACCAATGGAACGCCAAACAAGCTGTTCATCTATCACTGGCCGGAATCCCGTTGGTCATCGGCTGACGTTGAAGTTGAATGTATTGGTAGCGGACTGTCGCTAGGCACGACGCTTGAAGAGGTTGGCGCGTTGTATCCCGATCTTGAAACGGTGCCTTTCTCCCTTGACGCGATTTCGTGGACGGGTGGTGACCGCCTCTTGGCCGCGTTCAACACGTCACAGCAATACGGGACGTTCACCGGGGCCAACCTCGCGGCAACAATCACGACGGGTTCGCATGAACTCGCCAAGGGATTCCGCGCAAGGGTTCAGCGTGTCCGCCCCATGGTTGACGGTGGGGCCATCACAACGTCCGTTGCGGGACGAGAAGACTTGCAGGAAACGCAATCTTTTGACACCGCCGCAGACATCAACGACATTGGCGACACGGCACAGAACAACTCCGGTAGGTATCACGATTTCCGCGTCTCAATTGCGGCGGGCGGATCGTGGAACCACGCCCAAGGCATTGATGTTGAGTATGTCCATCAGGGCAGGCGGTAATGGTAGACTCCCCCCGCGCAGGGTTTGAGCAGGTAGGCCCGCAGGCCATCCCTCTTGAATACGCCGACCTTACGGAGTGGATCAGGATCATCGCAAGTTGGCTCTCGCAGGTCAGCCCGCAGATATTCCAAATCATCGACCACAAGGGCGATTTCGGAATCCTGATTAACGCAACGTATGACGACCAGATCGCGAATCAAACCACGGCGTTTTCTCGGCTGGATACAACCAGAATTGCATGGTGGATCGACGTTAGATCAAAGAACGTCATCCCCGGCGAAGAAGAAATCGGAGGGGCCAAGGGCATCTGTTTCTGGCGGGCGCGGGCCGATGCAAGCCAACCCCTGAACGGTTATTCGAACGCCGACGGATGGGAACTCCGCGCCGTTGTCACGGAAAACGGCAATATCGTTGTCCAGAGCGGCATGGAGATGGACGGCAACGGGTTTCTGCCTTATGGGCGCGTGACCCACTACACTGACAACGTGACAACGCCCACGGTCGAACTGACGGGGTTGTTGAAGAACCTGTTTCTTGACTTCTCGGGCGCTGATGTAAGCGGTGACCCTTCGTGGTTCGCCGGGTTCGACGGCCTTAACGACCGCTTCATTCTGCGGCGGTGGGTTGCCGGAACCGTTGGGGCGGGGAATGGGACGGACCTCCTGCAAGTGGACGCGGACGGGTCGGTGCAGGTCGTTGGTCCTTTGGGTTTGGTGAGTTATGCCAAGACGAGCCTTCCGGCTGCGGGAAGCCACAATGCGAGCCTCGTTTACGTCACCGACGAGGCGGGCGGCGCGGTGCCTGCGTTTTCGGATGGGACAAACTGGCGGCGTGTCACTGATCGCGCGGTGGTGTCGTGATCGGTGTACCGTCTGAGATGGTCCCGATAGTCTGGCCGGAAGTGGCGTCCATGCTTGAGGATGCCTTGTCTTACGGAAACGGGGAATATGAACTAGTAGATATTTTCGAGGCCGTCAGGTCCGGGGCGATGCAGTTATGGGCAACGGAAAAGTCCGTGGCCGTAACCACGCTGATTCAATACCCCCGGCGCACGACATGCCTGATTGCGGCGGCAGGCGGCGATTTGGAAGACCTGAAAGAGCATCTGCCGCTTGTTGAAGAATGGGCCATTTGGCAAGGTTGCGATGCAATCGAAGTCATGGGCCGCAAGGGATGGCTTCGTGTTCTCCCAGACTATCACCAATGCCAAGTGCATTTAAGGAAGGCGCTATCATGTACTCCATCTTCGGAAATCCATTGAACTTTGGCGCGGCGCGGTTCCTCACCGGACCCAACTCGCGCTCCGGCATGTTTGCAAACCAGAGCGCACCAATTCAGCCGCGCATCCTGAACCAGTTTCAGCCACGCGGGAACCTCGTTGCTCCGGTCCAGCCGCCCATGACGCAGGTTCCGAATTGGGCAACCGGCCTGCTTGGTGGACCGTTTGGCGGTGCAGGTCGTCCGAACTTCGGCGGCGGCAGGGGTGGCCCCGGAATGGGTAACCGCGCACCAGGACGCGGCCCCGCAGGCCTTGGCCCCGGCGTCAATCGTGGTCGCAGCCCCGGTGGTCCCGGCCCCGGCGTGAATCGTGGTGGCGGCGGTTCTGGTGGCGGCTTCGGCGGTGGAGGGCGCGTCTGATGAGTGGCGGTGGACAGAGTGGAACGCAGCAGACCACGCAGACGCAGGTAGCGGAGCCGTGGTCGGTTCAGCAGCCCTATTTGCGGGACATTTTCAGCGAAGCCCAGAACCGTTACAACAGCGGCGGGCCAAGCTATTTCCCCGAAGCCACGGTAACGCCGTTTGCGCCACAGACCGAAATGGCGCTAAACGCCACAGAAAACCGGGCGCTGATGGGAAGCCCGTTGAACTTTGCGGCACAGAACACCGTGCTTGATACGTTGCAGGGCAACTATCTCAATCAGGGCAACCCCGCGTTTCAGGGCCTTGTTGACACCGTATCGGGTGACGTGCGCCAGCGGGTGGATTCGATCTACAATGCGGGCAACCGTGGGCCTTCTGCGGGATATGCTGAAAGCCTTGGTCGTGGCATTGGTGATGCGATTTCACCCTATGCCTTCTCGAACTACGAGAACGAGCGCAATCGACAGATGGGCGCGGCACAGCTTGCACCCCAACTCGCGGCGAATGATTACTTCGACATGGCCCAGCTTGGGAACGTCGGCGCGGCGCGTCAGAGTCAGGCACAGCGCGTGTTGGACTCCGATATTGCGCGGTTCAACTACAACGAGACCCTGCCTGACATGCTCCTGAATGATTACCTCGCCAGAATCGGAGGGAACTATGGTGGCACCACGACAGGCGCAGTCAACCAGCCGCTTTACAGCAACGGCCTTGCCATGGGTCTTGGCGGTGCAGCTTCCGGTGCTTCGACAGGGTTCATGATCGGTGGGCCTTACGGCGCTGCTATCGGCGGCGGTCTTGGTCTTCTCGGCGGATTGGTAGGTTAAAATGGGCATCCTTGACTTTTTGAATCGTCCGACGAACTCCCCGTATTCGGAAGACATGCGAATGAACGCGGGAATGCAGTCCCTTGGGCTGCTGGGCGGAACGATGATGGCGGCGGGCGCTCCCTCGACCGATCCCGGACAATACGGCCGGATCATGGCGCAGGGATTGGCTCAAGCTGGCCCCATGATGCAGCAGTCGCTTGACCAGCAGATGCAGATGCAGGATTATCAGCGTCAAATGGAGATGCGGGAGCAGTTGCCAGGCATCTTGAGTGAGGCCGGACTTTCGGATGAATTGGCCGCGCTCGCACAGTACGCGCCCGAAGAGGCTATAAGTGGCCTGTTCGGGCAGCAATTCGCGTCTCCCGACCCCCTGACTGACAGCATGATAGGCGAATATGTCACCCCGGACGGTCAGGTTGTGCCGCTCCTTCACGCTGACGCGCTTAGTCAGGGGTACTCCCCCTATGAGGGAAGCGAATTGCAGCTTCAAAATAAATTGGCGTTGGCGGAGGCTCGAAGGCCTAGTAACACAACCATCATTGAAGCTGAAGAAGCCGCACAAATTACCGCCAGAGAGATATACGGTGATCCGGGCCCTGGACTGGTTTGGAAAACCAACCCAGAGACAGGGCAAGTTGTTATTGGTGAGAACGGTGCGCCCATCGCTGTTCCTTATGAAGGTGGCTCAGTATGGCAGGAACAGCAGGCCGCAGCCGCCGAGGCGGAACTCGCGGCCGACAAGGCTGAAACTGCCGAGAATACTGAGGCTGTTCAGTACATGGTCTTGCAGGATGATGTTGCGCGAGCATTGGCATTGGCGCAAAATGAAAGTGCTGTAGGGTTTATTGGCGCGAAGTCTGCCTTTATTGAAGGCACACCCGCCTACAACTTGCGCCAAACGCTCCTTGGCATTGAGGCGAATATCGCGTTTGATTCGTTGAACCAGATGCGGGCCGCATCTGAAACTGGCGGCGCGTTGGGCAATGTTACAGAACGCGAACTTGCGCTCTTGGCAGCGACCTACGGCAGCATTGACCCCAATCAGTCAGGGTCAATTTTGCAATACAACCTAAAACGCCTGGAATGGGCCATGGACAAGGTCATCAACGGGATGCTGGACGGTTCGGGCGGAAGGCGCAGGGTGACGCAGGCCGACTTTGATGCGTTCACGGCAACGCTTGGTGGACCTGATGCGCCGCCCGTTGCGGCATCTGACAAGACCGATGAAGAACTTATGCGCAGCTTGGGAATACAGTAAATGGCAGACCGCCTTGAAGATTTGCTTGAGGCAGAAAGGCGCGGCCTCCTGCCTCCTGATCTGCAAAATGATTTGAATGAGGCCCGGAACCGGGGGCTTATCCCAAATGCTTCTGACTTAGAGGCATCCCCCTTTGACAACCTCGTTGAAGGAAACGTGGACGTTCTGCGATCCGCAATCTCCGGCGTTGGGCAGGGCGTTCAGGATATGACAATCCGCCTGCCTCAAGCATTGAGCGGGATGACAAGCCTTGCAGAACAGGGCGTCAACTTGCTGCGCGAAAACGACACGGACTTCAGCGGAAACCGGGCGCGGCTGTTTACGGGTGACGCTCAAACACTGGAGGAGGCCCCGTGGCTTGCGCGTACCCTTGCGGGAATGGCTGACCAGTATTCCAACATGGAAGGTTCTGTCTCCCAATGGTTTGACGATGTGGGCATCACACGCGAGCCGGAAACAACCGCTGGCCGATATGCTGAAAGCGCCACTGAGTTCGGCACTGCTATGCTCTCCCCCGGTGGCGGACCCAAAGTGGCCGCCTTGGTGACGGGGCTTTTGACGGGCCTCACAGCCGAAGGCGCTGGAGATGTCGCAGAGGAACTCGGATATGACCGATCCTACGGCGAACTGCTCGGCGCGCTTCTGACGCCGCTAGGTGCCGCGACTCTCGCCAAGAAGTTCAGGACACCGGCAACAAATGTTGCATCTGACATTGTTAAAGGTCTTCCTGCCGCCGAACGCGAGGCCGCTTTACGTAATCAGCAGCTTGCAACACAGCGCGGAACAACGCTATTCCCCGCCGAAGTCGCGCCGCAACTGCGCCAGCTTGAAGGCGATGCTGCTGCGATGGGTGGCGAAGGTGCCGCAACGCTTCGTGAGGCCTATCAGGGCAGGGCCAACGACAGTGCAGCCGTGGTACAGGACATTATCCCAGACGCGCCCGCACCGGGTCGCGCATCGGTAACAGAGCAACTCAGGTCCAGAGCGGAGGACGCTCAGACGCGGGTGAGACGCGAACGAACTGACGCAACCTCGCCTGGATATACAGCAGCGGGAATGCAGCCGGTTGACCTGCAAGGTCTGCTCGACATTCTCACCGATGCTGGTAATGAGGCAATCCGCGTTGGTGATTCAACCGTCAAGGGCGCGGCACTAGCTGCCATTTCAAACGCATTCAAGGACAATGCAGGCAACCCGTTCACCACGGTTGAACAGGTACACAACCGCTATCAGGAATTGAGGGACGCGCTGAAAGTCCCGCCGGGAATGCGGCAGTCCGTTTCTGGTGTGGACAGCGGTGTATCTGCCGTGGTCACGCCCTACCTCAAGGAAATTAAGGAACTGCTGCGAGACGACCCCCAGTTCAAGGCCGCTGATGATCTTTATCAGGCCATGTCGCCGGAAGTGAAAGCCATCTTTGGAGACGCGGCAACGCCGGATTTGGCGTCTTTGGAAGCCGTCAACAGGATGGCAAAACTTGAGACATGGGACCAGATCAGGCCGCTTCTGGTGGGTGAAAGATATTCCCCGTCAGACCTGAGAACGGTTCTGGGCCGCGTTAACAAAGAAGACGCAGCACTGCTTGCGGTTAACCCTGCGCACCAGCCCGTCATGCCACAGGTAGCAAGTGAACTTCTGCGGCAAGAACTGGCGAGGGCATCGAAGGCACGTGCGGGCGCACCGGAACCTAATTCCATGCGCGAGATGTGGAACGCCTTTTCCAACGAGAACACGCGCGGGAGACTGTTAGAGATTCTGCGTGCGTCCGGCGAAGCGCAGGGCATGACCCCAGCCGAGTTGGACCTGTACGTTAACGGCATCGAAGAAATGTTTTCGCTGTTCCGTAAGATGGCACCCAACCCTGCGGAGGGTTCCCCGACTGCTGGCCGTATTTTCCGCGCCGAAGATATGGACGAAGCATCAACGCTTGCTGGCACGGCTGCGCAGACACTTAGTAACGTGAACATTGCCCGTCCTGGCGAGATGTTGGATCGACTGTTTGGATGGAGCAGGCGTATCCGCATGAGCAATTATGGGGAACTTGCCAGGGTTCTCACTGACCCCGAGGGGATCAGAATCCTGAGTGAGATGGGTGGCCTCAAGAGAGGGTCGCCTTTGATGGAAACGCTCATCGAAGAACTCATCTCGCTACACGTCGCAGACCAATCCAGCAAAGACCGCACACCGCCACCACGCAATCCAGCCGTGAGCGGTGGCCTTCTATCCGCCCCCCCGACGCCAGCCCCCTCGATGGGCGGGCTTTTGTCTCACGGGAACGCTGGCGGGGCTGGCGTCGGGGGGCTTCTCAGCCAGTGACCATCCCAATCAGCGCCGCCGCCCCTATCGACACTTCCCCCGATTCGCCACCGAAAACGACACCCCGAAATGAGGTTTCCCATGAAACGCTACATCATCGCGATGATGGCGCTGCTGGCTGTTCCTGCCATCGCAGCCGAAATTGACAGCCTCGACGCTGTTGACGCATCCAATACCGACCGCTTCCCTGAGAACATGAGTCCAGCCG